AGGTGGTCAGTACCCCGGTAGTCACTCCGAAAACTATGAGCTTACCAGCTGTCGTGGAGTTTTCCACACAATCGGTGGGGGTGCAGCCCCTGAAGTCCCATTCTTCTAAATCTGCTGAACCGAAGCCTGTCTGTCGTAAATATTCGGCTGGCGCTGAGTGCTCCTTTGGAGCTAAGTGTCGATTCGCACACGAAGGGTCCCAAGTTAAACCTTTGTGTAAATTTGTGGGTAAGTCCACTCCCTGCCCATACGGGGAGAAGTGCAAATACTCGCATGCGATCGTGAACGACAATAACAGGGCGGACGCTATGGCGCCCGTGACTCCGGTGGTGGTTCAGAGCCCCGCCCTTGAGTCCAGAACGTACAAGGAGCTAGGGAGTTATTACGATGATCAATGCGTTATGATTCCCAAATGCGAAGTAAGCACCATCGCCTATGCAAAGAGCAAGGGGTGGAAGTACACCGAAGTCGACCGTCCATCGATCCCGCATCCGCTGAGCCATATAGCGCGTGAGGTTTCTTCTTGGACTGTGGCTGCGGCCGCGCTGCGTGGTATGCGTACAGCGCGGATACTTTGCGTTTTCGGAGCCCAACGTGACAAGCGCCTCTTCAACGTGAGGGCGCCCAAAGGGGAGGAGGGGATCGACATTGTCTTGACGATCGGTCCCAATGAGGTATACCCGGGTGATGCAGGCAAGCTGACCACCATCCGGGAGGACCCGACTGGACTGTACAACTTGGTCATTTTGACGGACATCTATTGGGGCAAGGCTGGGTCATTCACACCGGCCGATGCTCGACGATGGTGCCAACAATCAGTCAAGACCGAGATTTATGTTATCCTGCGCTCTTTTCAAGGAGCTGCGGGAGCCGACCGCGTAGATGGCTTCACTGGCCCCGTGGAAGGTGTCTGGTTCAAGGATGAGAAGGGGATGGTGAATTTTTCCTCTGACTCAGCGGGTTATGGATACCCTCTCCATCCCTCGGTGGATTGGTTGAGACACAAGACAATCGGAGGCTTGAGTGTTACATATGTGGATTCCAAAGGTCCCTATGACATTTTCAAGATCGCAATTGAAGAACAGAATACCATCCCGGTGCCCGTGTTATTGCAAACGGAGCAACTGGGGTCCTACTCGTGGCGTGCACGTGAGGATTCGTGGTGGATGCGTTGTTTTCCACACACATGGAATGGATATCTGGGTCCGAAGCGAACCGGTTGGCTGGTGAATACTCGCGTGGCTAATACCCTGAGTCCGACTTTTAAGTTCAAAATCGCCATGGGGCACACGTGTGACGTCGTGCGCTCGCAAGTGCGTGAAGAGCTCAAGTTGGATGCCACTTTCACCGCTCTGTCATCCCGCTATCCAGCAATGGCAGAGAAAGTCCTGTGTGATACAGCGGATAGTGCCCTGTACACAGGCCGGGAGGCCGCCTCCCAACAACAATATGATCTGCGCGAAGCACATCAGGCCTCAGAGGCCCTGTTGCTGAAGGCGCGGGCACCCACCTTTGTTGGGGTGCCGCGATTGAATATGCGCTATGTGCGTGTGTTCTGCGGCATGATTGTTGCTTGGGTCCTTCTGACGTGGTTGCAAAATCTCGGAGCCCACGCGCGCATACTCGGTCCCTTTTCTGGCGAGGTGCGCGATGAAGAGTGGTTCGTTGGAACAATCGTCGTTATGAGCTGTATACTGCTAGCGACGTATCTGAACCGCACTTCCCGAGTCTCCCATCGATTGTTTGATGATTGGGTTACCCAGCGCGTTGAGGGAATTGACGTGGAAGCCGCAGAGAGTGGATGGTGTAAGCTTACCGAGAGCGACACTGTACCCGCTGAGCAGGCCCGCGCTTTCTCTTTCGAAGTTGGTAGAGGGAACCTAGTCGTGGAAGTCGACGGAATTCAAGTTAGTGTGGAGGATGCCGCAGAGTTGTTGCGTGAAGAGGAGCCTAAGGAGGTTTCCCACCCAGTTCTGATAACCAACGGCATGCTACACCAACCAGCCAAAACCGATAGAAATCTTTTGGCCGCTATTGTCGGACGCATTCACACCGCAGTGAAAGGAGAACAGGATCCTGTGCGGTTGGGTGAGGCGTGGAACAAAGCGGTTGATCGTTTGCTTGATGTGCTGGGATACTTTGAGGGAGATATTTGGACCATCGAAGATTGTGCGGCTTCGATGGGTGGGGAGAAGGGAAAAAGGTTGATGAACGCCTGGATTGAAGTCTGCGCCGGAAGAACAGCTGACAAGTTCAGGAAGGAGATCATGGTGAAGTGGAATGAGACAATTGTGTGGAAATTGG